GTTTCATCGCGCGTGCCTTCTTCGAAGTTGCGCAACATTTTCATCAAGCGTAGCCAAAGATCTGGGGTCAAGTTCCCCAACCCTCTTTGGATTGTTGGAAATTGACCTTGTGTCATGGCGCAAACTCAAACGAAGTGCGATCTGGAAACGGTTGTTTGAAATATATTTCAAGCGTCCCGTCATCTTCAAATTGCACCTCACCGTCATCCGAACGCTTTGGTACTTGCCGCATATGTTTCCATTCGTCCCAAGAAAAGTTGTAGGTAATATCCCAACTGTCAATACTTTGACGTTGCACACTCATTCCTGTAAACAAAACCGATCCAGAATCAAAACCATAAAACTCAGAAGCATTTCTTTTTCCTGCCTTCAAGTTTGTGTTGCCAAGAGAAAAGTATTCCCCGCCCTGCTGTGTGGTCAAAGCAATTGTTGTGATCGGCACTGGAATTGTAACAGGCTCGCCGCCTTGGTGAACAACCGTTCCATCGGTAATTAAAAAACCATCGTCTCCACCTTGCGAGCCGTTTGCAGGAACGGTTGCACCTGCAACAAACCCGTCAACAAGTGTTACAGAAGCGTTGATGGAAACGCCCGTATAATTTCTTTCTTCAACTCCACCAGTTCCATCTTCTTGTTGTTCATCTTCTGGTTCTTCAACTCCATCGTCACCTTCTTCGGAATCGCCGCCACCACCCGCGCCACTTCCACCGCCACCACCACCGCCACCAGTCGGCGGATCAAAAACATCGTCATCATCAACATCATTGTCGGTGTTGTCGTTGTCGCCGTCCCACTGGTCATCGTCACCACCAGCATCTGATGAATCAACTGGTTCCGCGTATTGCCAACTCAATTCCCAAGTGTCTTTTCGTTCGCGTGATGCCGCAATGGAAAAACTGTTCGCGTAAATTCCAGAAATGTCTGGGTGTACATCGCTGAAAGAAACGCCGTATTCATAATTCACAGCATCTTCAAGCGAAAGAAAATTTCCCGCATCATCGTAAACAAGAAAAGTTCTCGATGCGGTGTAGACAGCAGCGTTGCGTGTCACTTGCCTGCTGCCCATCAATTCTTTGTACTGGATCGTCATGTTAAAGGACTCCCACCATCACCCATCATCAATGCTGTTTGTGTTTTTTGTTCTGTAAGTTGTTGCCAATTCGCAGCACGCACTTCGCCAAGCAGATATTCCGTTTGAGACATATCAGAACCTTGGATTTGTATATTCGCGTTTTCAACGCCCGCTGTAATTACATTTTGCAAACCATTCCAACTAATTCCAACGTTCAAGTTGTCGAGTTTTGAAACAATTTGACCTGCTTTTGACGCAGTTGATTCTGATGATTGCGCAGTCCCTGTCACTTGTGACTCAATTGCACTTGTCAAACTTTGCATATTCTCTGCAACTTGCAAAGATCTTTCGGCGATCTGTTCGCCTCGATCAACTTGCCCCGCAACCTTTACTGATCCAAGTGCGGTTTGCAAACCCTCTACAAAACCTTTTGCAATAACATTTACTTCAATGTCCATTGATTGTTCAAGATCTGTTCGAAGTTGTTCAATTGCCCTGTTGTAAGTTTCTTGCGTGATCGCTCCCGCATCAAGCATTTCTTCTGTTTTTGCGAGTTCCTCACGGTAAATTTCCATTGGTGTTCGAAGCGATGCGGTCAACGATTCGCCCATCCGTTTCAAATCTTCTGTGATTTTGTCAACATCTTCTGTAACTTTTTCAGAGTTGATAAAATCAAACTTTTCTTTAACGATGCGATCCATTTCTTTTGCAATTTGTCTTATTGCAAATTCGCCTTCCTCTGCTTTTATCGTTCCATCGCCAATTGCACCATTAATTCGTCCATACGTTTCACCAAGTTTCTTTAATTCTTCATTGAAAGCAAAAACTGGATCGGTCATCGAAAACTTTTTGACCAACGCATCAAGTTCTGTAACCTCTTTTGCAAGATCTTTTGCCGCTTGTGCAGCAGCAGCCTCCTCTGCAAGTATTCGTGTTTTCTTTGCTGCTTGTTCTGCGGCAGTTCCAATTTTGTCTATTTCTTTTGCTTTTTCGGGCATAGCAGTGAATGCGGCTGCGAAATCGCCAGTGAAAAACAAACTCACACGCCCTAAAAGTGTCGCATTCTTCTCAACAGATGAGTTCCATTGATCCAACGCAAACATCCCAGCAACACCTACGCCCTCGATGAGTAAAGTCAAATTCGAAAGGGTTTCACGAAATTCGCCACTGCTTGCCATTTCTGTTAATTGATTCGATATTTTTTCAATTGTTGGAGCAAGATCAATTGCCATTCGTTCAAACAACGAATCAACAACCATGCCAAGCGTTGTCATTGCATCATTCGCCCGCTCAACACCCGCAGCATCAAAAGAAGTGAACAGAACGCCCATCCCGCGCATTTCTTCTTTCATTTCACGAATGCCCTCTGAACCCATTTTCATTGTGTTCAAAAGTTTCATGCCCGCACGACCAAAAATATCGTATGCAAGCGATGCTTGCTGTGCAACGTTGTCAACTTCCATAATGGAATCTGCAATCACACCAAACATTTCATCGGCTTTCATATTACTGAGTTGTTGCGTGTTCAACCCCAAAACTTTGAACGCATCGGTTGCCGTGCCGATGCCCATTGTCGCTTCGCCGACATTCTTCACCATCTTGCCAAAGGCCTTGTCCGCCTCGCCAACACTCACCCCAGTAAGTTTTGCAGCGTGTCTAAAAACAAGAACCGCTTCCGTCCCCACGCCAATTGTTTTTGCAAACTTTGCAACCTCATCAATGCGATCCATTGCGTCAAAAATTGCGCTCGTAAAATCTTTGATAACTTTAACGGCAAAAGCAGCCGCCATTGCAACACCAATGCCAGCCAACGCACCCTTGAAACCGCCAAGTGATTTTTTAGACTTCTTTATTCCCTTGTCAAGTCCTTGCGTATTCGCCTTGACATTGATCCAAAGATTGCCAACTGTTCCCATTATTTAAGACCCGCCATTTGTTTCATGATGTCTTTCATTTCGTCATCGCTTTGTTGTTCTGGTTCTGGTTTCTGGTGCATCGGCATAAAATCTGATGGGGTAAATGTTTTTGATGATTTCGTTCGGTTTACGTTTGCAATCGTGCTTGCCACAACTCCACCTGCTAAATCTGTTCTCCACCTTTGATCAATAGGATCAGTGGAATTAAACGCAATCCATTCTGCGAGTTCACGCGAATCAATTCTTGCCAGCAATTCCTTTACGGTCATGCCCAGAGATAAGGCAAGTTGAAAATAGAAACGCCTTTCTGGTCGGCGTTTTAATTTCCCGACAAATCATCAATGTCGGTTTGTCCGAGTCCATTCAAGCGGCTTGCCACATCAAAAATTAAATCAAGTGCTTTTGCTGATTTTTTGCCAAGTGCTTCAACATCACCTGCACCAAACAATCGAGTTCCTGACTCATCGCAAATTGTTAGCACGGCAAGCCTCGCGCGTATGTTTGTCAAATTCGCTTCTTTATTCTTACCTTTTTTGTTCACACATGATTGTTCAAAATCGTCACGCTCAGAACCACTGAGAGTTCTGATAAAAAGATCACCGCCCCATTGCGGGACGGTAATCTTTTCACGGGGTAAATCATCAGAATTAAGAATTGATTTTTTGTCTAGCATTTTTGTTGCCTTATGAAGCGAACGTTACCGCGCCTGTGATTTTCAAACCAACACTTGCCTTGATCGAATCATCAATTGATGCCGAAGGAGCAAACGAAGTAATAATCGCACTGAACGAACACGTGTCCGCGTTTGAATACGTCACAACAATACTTTTTGACGATCCGTCAATTGCCGCTGTAATCGCTTGATGTGTTGCGCCTGCGGGGTCGTATGCAATTTCAAAACTACAATCACCGCCGTCTTTTAGACCACCTATACTTGAACGCCATGTTGAATCCATGTCTGTTGAATCTATCAACGCAACACTTACGTTATATGGCGTGACTGAAATGAGGTTTGCAACTGTTGTTGTCCCACCATCAATGCTCAGTGTCGTACCATTTCCTGTTACTGCTCCCATTGTGGAAACTCCTTAATCTGAAACAAACCAAACTACATACTCACTTTCGATAACCGAAACGCCTCGGTCACCTGCTGTTTGCGAATCTTCTACGCTCGCTGTGTCATTATCGTGGACGAGGCTTTTTACTTCGACACTTTCAACTGTTCCCGAATAATCATTCAAGGCGGTTCGAACCTTATCTGCTAAATCTTTTGCTGCTGAATAACTTGTTGCCAACGATTCAACTGTTAAAACCGCGCGAGTCAAATCAATATGCCCGCCAAGTGCTTGTTGTGGTTCGGTTGCATCAAGCGTGTAAACGATTGCGGGCAAATCGGAACCTTGTTGTCGCATCCAAGGATACACTCGTCCCGAAATAACAGTGTTCACAGGCGTATCGTTTATCAACAATGATCGAATTGCAATTTCAATAGCCATTAGTTTGCACTCTTTATTTTTTCAATTGCTTTTTCAAGATAATGTTCAAATGTTTCAATTTGCCTGCCCTTGTGTTTTTTGAATGTTGGTTTTGAAAACGCGCGTGGTGTTATCTTGCCCACCGAAACCGAAACACCTTGATGCCCGCGATAGTTTTCCACCGTTCGATCACTTGTTCCGTATTCGTGCCAGTTTGCATGATAGCCCTTCTTGTTTCCCTTAACACTCCACCAAACACCGCCCCAAACCGTATTCTTTTTGCGAAGAACCCTAGCTCCAGATGTAACAGATTTGCGCAGGTTTCCCGTTTCACCTTTTGGTGTTGCCATGCGCGCATCCTTGCGGATTTCAGCAGCAGCCTTTCCCGCCGCTTGCTTCAAGATTTTCTTTCGAACCTTGTGTTCAAACTGCTCCAATGCGTTGTTTATGTCCACCATGCCTGCCAATGTTACGCCACTGCTCAACCCACTCACTCGCTCACCTCCTCTTTGCACATAAGTTTCATGTATTCGTTCTTTTCATTTTGATCTAAGATTGAAACAATCCCAAACTCACGCGAACCAAAAAGTATTCTGCTTTTGGGAGTCAGGCCCGACAAATATCGAACGATCACCCGATGCGAAACAATGCCCGCCAAACCTTCACCAATATCTCGTTCTGAACCGCTCACGGGTTCAATTGCAGCCCAAACAGTGTCGTCCGTTGACCATGAATCACTTGGTTCGCCATACGAATCAAGCGTTGTTGATTGCGTTTGAATTGAAACGCGATGGCGCAACCTTCCCGCTCTCATTTAATACACCTCTGGCATTTCAATTGAAGAAACCAACGCTTGAAAACCAAGCGGCAATTCTTCTAGTTTTTGCGGCGTTGTCATTTCACGATTTTCAAACCAGTGACCCACCATCAAACGAATTAACAGGCGTATTTCTTCTGGAACATCTGTTGTTGCATCCCCGAAACCCGCAACAAACACAACTGTTACTGCGTTTGGAGTTGCCCGCGTGCTTGGAAAATCTTCGTTGTAAATCGGTGTGACCCTTGCAGGAATTGAATTTGTGTCCACATCATACAAACTGCTCGACCAAGTTTGAGTTGCGCCATCGGTGTCCACATATTGAATGCTTGTAACGCTTTGTGCAGGCGATCTTGGCAAAAGAATCTCACCACCAGTAAAACCATCGAGTTTCATTGTGATTGTTTGTGTAATGAATGATCTTCTCGCAAGATTTTCGCACAACTTTCGTGCAGCAGTAATATAATTACCAATTAGCGTATCTTCATCACTTGAATCAATACGCAAATGCGTTTTTGCTTCTGCTGTTGTGATTGGTTCAACGCTTGGATCAGTTGTTACTTTGTAACTTCGGTATTTCATTCTTCAACTGCTCGTTCAAGATCGTCTGGTTTTGAAACTGCGCGCTCTTTTTTCTTGCCAGCACTTTTGCTTTTCACAATCCCACGTTTGACAAGATGCTCCGCGTAGCCTTGATCAAGCTCAACAACTGCACCAAGATCAAACGAACGTCCGTCTTTGCCGCATCCACTTTTTAAAACTTCATATTTCATTGTTTGGGTTTCCTGTTACCCCCGAAGGGATTGCAAGTATTTTTCAACTTGCAATCCCAATAAGGTTTATTCAATTATCAGAATGGTTTATGCCATTGTGATCATTTGAACGGCTTCTGCTTGTGTGAGTTCGCCATCAACGCGAATCGCACCTTGGATTCCAATTTGCCCATTAGCAGCATAGAGTTCATCGAGTCGTTTCAATGAAACGCCTTGACGCATTGCAACCCAGTAGTAAGACCAATC